GCCATCGTCAGTGCGTTCCATGTAATCAGCACAAGTCGGGAAACCTAATTAGCTACCGAATAAACCTGGTCAAGAGAATAGGGCAGGAGCTAGTAGATAAGCTAGAAGGTCCACACGAGCCCAAAAACTACACCATAGAACAAATACAAGACATTAAGGCGCATTATCGCAAGCGTGTACGCGAAATGCAGAAACAAAAAGCGGCCTAAGCCGTGCGCTAAGAGGTTACTATGAGAAAACCAACTAATGGTGGTAAGATAATTCTCACAATACGCAAAGCACGAGGCTACAACCGCGAGGAACTTGCTTCACTCACTGGCTTTGCCGTCAACACAATCTATAACTGGGAGGCAGGGCGTGCCCGTCCAGCGTATGATGACGTTGAAACTATTGTTAATGCTCTACACTTCGGATTAGAAGAAGCTAGGAGGTTGTCAGGTGCAGCTTAAGACCATACAACAAGTTCGCAAAGATTTAAGGTGCTGGGGCTTATTTTGGAGCCAGAAAAAACTTGGCTCTGGTTACGCTCGAACGTCAGTCACAGCAAAGATTTGTGAAACCCTTAAAACTGAGGTTTATACAAGTTCTGATTTGCATTTATTTAATAGCTCAGCAGACTCAATTTATATACCCCCGCATATAGAGAGAATAGGCGATGCAATCAATAAACTTTCTTTCGGTTGCAGGAAAGCGGTAAATGACAAGTACATTAACCTTAACGAGCGCAGTGATTTCTACATCAGAGAGGCTGAAAACTCACTCATACCCTTGTTGTCATAGAAAATACGGGTAAAACATTCAGATGTTGTGGTTTATTCACCAGATGTTGTGTGTTTAGCGCCCCTCAAAAGTGGCATAATTTAGCTATTCTGGTACTTGTTACCACTACAGCCCTGACCTAACCAGTCGGGGCTTTTTTTATGGCTGAAATTTATGTTCCCCTACGGCAAAACTTCACAAGCGCGTCTTGATACGTGCCATGTTGATATTAAAACGATATTCGACGAGGTGAAGAAGTATATTAATGCGTCTATCTTTTGCGGTCACCGTGGTAAAGAAGATCAGAACAAAGCATTTGCCGATGGTCTCAGCCAATTAAAGTGGCCTCACTCCAAACACAACAAAATCCCTTCACTCGCCGTTGACGCTGGTCCTTATTTCGTAGAATTAAGTAACACAGACTGGAAAGACGAACTGGCTTTTGCTGTATTCGCTGGTCATGTCATGTGTATTGCTCGCCAGTTACACAAAGAGGGCAAGATCACACACCTACTTCGATGGGGTGGTGATTGGGATATGGACGGTAGAAGCCGTGACGAGCGTTTCCGCGACCTGCCACACTTTGAATTGTACAAGCCATAGGGTGAGATAATGAATTGGTCAGACGTAGGAAGCTTTCTAAAGCAAAATCAAAAAGGCGTGGTCGGCTTAGTTGGTTCGTTATTAACGGGCAATGTAGTGGGCGCGGTCAGCGCTGGCGCTTCGATGGTTGCACAGGCAACGGGAACGACAGACCCCGACCAAGCGTTAGCGACACTGCAAAGTAACCCCGATGCTTTGGTTCGACTCGAAGAAATCGCCGCAGCGCGTGAAGCTGAAGTAAATCGGCACCTTGAATCAGTCATGTCGCTAGAACTTCAAGATAAGCAGCGTAGCCATTCAGAGACACAGCAAACCATTCGCAATGGCGATAATGCAGAAGGCGCGGTTAAATACGTAAGACCTACACACGCTACATTGTCATTGATTGCTGGCATCGTTTACGCGTTTATCACCGATTCACCAGACCTGATGATACTAGGCGCATTCCTTACCCTGCCTTTCACTTACGCAGGGTTAAGAGAAATTGGTAAACGCAACTTATTGGCGTTTAAGAACAAAAAGTAACCCTTTGTCTAATACAAAATGGAACACCATTTGAATAACCATGTTGTTGAACCTGAATTGGAGAACAACAGCATGAACACTCACTACCAACACGAATACAATCAAGAAATGGCCGATAAATCATCAATAACGACCTACATTGGAGGCGGTATCTCAGCGTTTTGGGGAATACTCACTTCACAGGAATTCGGTATTTTAATCGGCATGTTGGTAGGTGTAGCTGGTCTGTGTCTTAACTACTACTACAAGAAGCGTGACGACAGATACAAACTGGCAGACGAGCGAAGAAAACAAGAGCTTCACGATGCAACCTTGAGAGCGATGGCGAACAGTGATGAATAACTCTAATGGCCTACTTAACCATCAAATCAATAGATGGGTAAGTAGTAGAGTCAGAACTGACTGGCGCGACCCTGAAGATGGTTTGAGAACCATTAACACTAAGGTTGCATAAAATACGATTTGCTAGCTATTATTAAACTCCTAACAAAGGAGTGCATAATGCGAAGCTTAATTATATTTATAGCCCTATTGGGAACGGGCTGCATGTCAACTATGGATAAAATGGCAGGCATCGGCCAAATTGAAGTGGGTCGGTCTAGCTTCGATAAAGGCAGGGTTGTTACTCTGTCAAAGTCAAATAATTATACAGGGAATGATTGGCAGTTCGCATCAACTAGATTCGGTGCTAAGTGGCAAGAGAGTAGCCCTGAAAGCGTTATAATTTTTTTGATCAATGAATCAAGAACTGATAATTCAAATTTTTATACCAGCTACGAAGGTATAAGTGTAAACATTGATGGCGATATCAGGGAGTTTGAAGCGTCAGGAAGCACGATCTTTGATTCATCTGACTACAACACTGTAACTAACACAATATACACAAGCAGCACAGGCGTGGTCATTGTTCCACTGGATTACCTCAAGCGCATGGTTTTGGCTGATGATGTAAGGATTAGGGTTAACATGAGTGATTCATACGAAGATATCATTTTCAGTATTGATAAAAAGGGAACAGCATCATATTCCCGCCTCAAGTTTAAAGAGTTCCTAGCAGCCATTTAACAGAGACCCGCCATTGAGCGGGTTTTTTATTATGCCTACACGACCAGCCAAAGCATGCAGAATAAGCAACTGTCCTAACCCAGTAACAGACAGAAAGTATCAAGGTTACTGTGAGCAGCACAAAGACAAAGCCGGTTGGTTTGCTAATGAGAAGGCTAAAGGTAACAGACATCAACGTGGTTATGGTAAAGATTGGCAGGCGATAAGATTGCAAGCACTAAAGCGTGACGCTTATCTATGTCAGTTATGTAAATCCAAAGGCAAGTACATCAAAGCCACCACAGTAGACCATGTAAAAGCGAAAGAACATGGTGGTACAGATGCTTTACCCAACCTTCAATCGTTGTGTGAGCCTTGCCACAGAGCCAAGACAGCGAGAGAACACAGGCGGGGAGGGGCAGGTTAAATCTCTGCAGCCTTTTTACACAGGACCGCCGCCCAAGCTTTTTTTTTACGTCCGCAACTTCAAAACTTTTTTTTCGAGATTTAGATCATGGCTTCACCGAAACCCACACCTACAGCATTGAGGTTGATTAAGGGTAACCCGGGCAAGCGAAAAATAAATAAGCAAGAGCCCAAGCCGAAGCAAGGTGTACCAAAATGTCCAGCTCATTTAGACCCAAAAGCCAAGACTGCTTGGAAGAAGTTATGCGCTCATCTCGAACAGATGGGAGTGCTCACCCTGGCGGACGCTTTGGCGCTTGAGACTCTTGTTTCGGTTTACGCCCGAATTCGTGATTTGCAAAAGTCTATTAAGGATCATGGCGCCACAACGTATGAGTCTGTGCGTGAAGACGGAGCTGTTTTTCACAAAGCCCTGCCTCAGGTGGCTCAGCTAGAAAAAGCAGAAAGCACGTTTCGTTCTTATTTGACTGAGTTCGGCCTTACTCCGAGTGCAAGAGCTAAGCTTAAAACCGAAGAACCTGATGATAAGGACGACCCGCTCAGTAAGTATGGTGTCTAAATGGCAACAATCGAAAGTGCCTGTCAGTACGCAGATGATGTACTGGCTGGACATGTCATTGCGGGTAAGTGGGTTAAGCAAGCGTGCAAGCGCTTCATTAAAGACTTAGATACTCATAAATTTGACGTTGATAAGGCTAGGCGAATACTTGATTTCTTTCCTGATTTTATTAGGCACGTTAAGGGTAAGTTAGCCGGTCAGCCATATGAACTCTCAGATTGGGAAGCGTTCATATTAATAAACCTATTTGGTTTTGTTGATGAGAATGGAAAGCGCCGTTTTAGAACGGCCTATGTTGAAGTCGCTCGTAAAAATTCAAAGTCGACATTCTGTTCTGGCATAGCCTTGTTTATGACCGCATTCGATATGGAAGGCGGTGCCGAAGTTTACAGCGCAGCAACCACCAGAGACCAAGCAAGAATAGTTTTTGGCGATGCGCAGAACATGGTGCGCAAATCAGCCCCGCTTAAAAAAGTTTTCGGGGTTCATAAATTAAACATTCACCACATGAAAAGCGCGTCGAAGTTTGAGCCGCTTTCATCAGATGCACAAACCCTTGATGGCTTGAATATCCATTGCGGCATTATGGACGAAGTTCATGCTCATAAGACCCGAGAGGTTTGGGATGTTGTAGAAACCGCCACCGGTGCGCGTGAACAGCCATTAATACTGGCTATTACAACAGCTGGCTTCAATAAGCAGGGTATTGGATATGAGCAACGCGAGTACGTTTCAAAAGTGCTTAATGGCGTGGTTGATGATGACACTTATTTTGGCATTATCTTTACAATTGATGAAGATGATGATCCTTTTGATGAAAGCGTGTGGGTTAAAGCTAACCCAAACCTTGGCCGAAGCAAAAAGCTCGACGATATGCAGCGCTTGGCTAAGAAAGCGCAAGAAATGCCTGCGGCAAGGAACAACTTCTTAACCAAGCACCTTAATGTTTGGGTTAACGCTGAAACCGCTTGGTTAGACATGGTTAGGTGGGAAAAGCTACCAGAGCGTGGAAGTATTGAATACCTTAAAACCTTGCCTTGCTACATTGGCATGGACTTAGCCAACAAGCTAGACGTCGCTGCAGTAGTTGCCGCTTTTCCTGATAGCAACAAGATACACTTTCTTTGTAAGTTCTACTTACCCGAAAACACCATATTTGCGAAGTCTCGTACCATTGGGAACATGTATGACACATGGGCCAAGCAGGGTTATTTAACATTAACCGATGGTGACATTATTGATCATGATTATATTGAGCAAGATATCCGAGAAATGCTTAATCATTTCGATGTTCAAGCAGTAGGTTTCGATCCTTGGGGCTCAACTCAAATGTCAATCAGGCTTGCCGAAGAAGGTGCGCCAATGGTGGAAATTCCCCAAACGGTTAAGAACCTTTCAGAGTCAATGAAAGAAGTGGAAGCCAAAGTAATAAGCGGTGAACTACACAAAGATAAAAATCCAATGATGGACTGGATGGCTTCAAACATCGTGGTGAAGTTAGACAGAAACGAAAACTATTTCCCAAACAAAGAACACCCCGATAACAAAATAGATGGAATGGTGGCTTTGTTCATGGCTGTAAATCGCATTATTGCCAACGCTGATGATGTGCCAGAACCAAATATAAGGTAAGACTTTTTAATGGGTATTTTTAACAGGTTTTTTGGTAACAAAAGCTCAGAAATTGTTACATCCAAAGATCTAGCAAACTTATTTGGCTCTTGGTATGACTCTGATAGCGGGGTTCAGATAACCCCGTCAAATGCGATGCATATAACGACTGTTTACCAGTGCGTTAAGGTGCTTGCTGAATCGATTGGCATGCTTCCACTATCAGTTTTTATTGAAGATGGTAACAGTAAAAACAAAGATACAAAGCACCCTTTGCACAAATTGTTCAAGGTTGGCCCAAACGACTACATGACATCGCAAGAGTGGAAAGAGCTTGTTGTTGCCCATTTATGCTTGCGCGGAAACCATTACAGCTATGTAAACCGCGTCATGGGCAAAGTTGTTGAAATATTACCGCTATCGCCAGATGCGGTATCCCCTAAATTGAACGACGATTACACGGTAACCTACAACGTTACATTTAAAAATGGTGTAACTAAAACCGCCTTAGCAGAAGAAATACTTCACATCAAAACGGTTTCAGTTGATGGTCTGAAAGGCTTAAGTCCAATTGGGCAAAATGTAAACGCATTAGGGCTGGCTAAGGCAACAGAAAAGCACGGTTCAAGTCTATTTAAGAATGGAGCTAAGCCATTCGGTGGACTCAAAACCAGTCAAAATCTAAAAGATGACCAATACAACCGATTAATGAAGCGCCTTGAAAACTATCAAGGTGCCGATAGCGGATTCAAACCGCTAATACTAGAGGGCGGGCTTGAGTGGGTGCAAGTCGCAATAACACCCGAAGACGCACAGTATTTGGAAACTAGAAAGTTCCAGCGCAGTGAAATATGCGGCATGTATCGAGTCCCACCTCACATGGTTGGCGATTTAGAGCGTGCAACATTCTCTAATATTGAGAATCAAGGCCTCGAATTCGTTACTCATACCCTGATGCCGTACCTAACACGCATCGAAAACCGCGTTTTATTCTCATTATTTAACGAAAGTGAGCAGCAAAACCGTTATGTAAAGTTCAACGTTAACGCATTGCTTCGCGGTGACATGAAGGCGCGCGCTGAGTTTTACACGAAAATGGTGCAGAACGGTGCTATGTCACCCAATGAAATACGAGAAAAAGAGGATATGAACCCGCGTGAAGGCGGTGATGTGTTCCTTACTCCGCTGAATATGGCGGTAAACGGTAAACCAGTAGAGGAAAATGAAGATGCTAACAAAGCATAAACTACATGCCGGACTTAAAATTAAATCCGTATCTGATACTGGTGAATTTGAGGGGTACGGCTCTGTATTTGGAGTGAAAGACTCTTACAGTGACATTGTTGTAAAAGGTGCTTTTCAGAAATCACTAGATAAGCACAAAGAAAAAGGCTCTTTACCAGCACTTTTATGGCAACACCAAATGGATGAGCCTATTGGTGTCTACTCTGAAATGAAAGAGGATGATAACGGCTTATTTGTCAAAGGCCGCTTACTTATTGACGATGATCCTTTAGCAAAACGCGCCCATTCGCACTTAAAAGCAGGCTCTATCTCTGGCTTATCAATTGGGTACAGCATAAATGATTACGAATATGACAATCAAAAAGACGCGTTTATCCTCAAAGATTTAGATTTATGGGAAGTTTCTCTCGTTACATTCCCCGCAAATGAAGAAGCACGAATTTCTGACGTGAAAACAGCCCTTAACACGGGTGAGATTCCTCAACCTGCCTTAGTTGAGAAGTGCCTGCGAGACGTAGGTTTTTCACGTTCACAAGCCAAAGCATTCATGGCCGATGGTTTTAAGGCTCTGCGCGATGCAGATTCAGACCAAAACGCTGCCATCGCAGCACTTAAATCCATTAATTTCCAGTTTTAAAAGGTAAATAGACATGACTACTAACGTAGAGTTTAAAGAAGTAGCCGAAGGCATTCAGGCGAAGTTTGATGAGTTCAAGGCCGCAAATGACAAGCGCATTGAAGCTATCACAGCAGAAAAGTCATCGCTTTCAGGTAAAGTCGACAAGCTAAACGAGCAAATCAGCGAGTTTGAAAGCTACAAAAAGCAAATGGAAACTGAGCTAAAACAGCGAAATCGTCCAGGCATTAGTGACGCAGAAGCGAACGAGTACAAGCAAGGCTTTTCTGCATTCATGCGCAAAGGCGATGCTTCTAAAATCGAAACTAAAGCAGTTAATACTGGCACAGATGCGGATGGTGGCTTTGCTGTTCCAGAAGAATTAGACCGGTCTATTCTTGAGCTTGAGCGCGATATGTCACCCATGCGACAAGTATGTAGCGTGATGAGTGTATCAACGCCGGATTATAAAAAATTGGTTAACACGGGTGGTGCTGGTTCTGGCTGGGTCGGCGAAGAAGATGAGCGCCCAGAAACCACTGGTCCAAGCTTGAAACAAATCGTTGCACTTATGGGGGAGATTTATGCAAACCCAGCAGCAACACAGACATCGCTGGATGATATGTTCTTTGATGCTGAAGCATGGATTTCAAGTGAGGTGGCTAAAGAGTTTTCTGATCAAGAAAGTTTGGCTTTCCTAACTGGTAACGGTACAAACAAGCCTAAAGGCATACTTGCGTATACGCTTTCAGCGCAAAACGACTCAGCACGCGCATTTGGTCAACTTCAAAAGCTGACTGCCTCTGGTACTACTGCAATATCAACAGACGATCTTATTGACATTATCCACGCAACCAAGGCAGGGTATCGCCGCAACTCACGCTTCATGATGAACAACATGAGTGTTGCTTCAATTCGCAAGCTAAAAGATAGCGATGGTAACTATCTATGGCGCCCAGGGTTAGAAGCTGGTGCTGCCTCTTCATTGCTAGGGTATGGAATTGTAGAGAATGAAGACCTACCAGATATGGCTGCAAATGCTAACTCTATCTTGTTTGGTGATTTCTCTCGTGGCTACACCATTGTTGATCGTATAGGTACACGCATTTTACGTGACCCATACACTAACAAGCCTTTCGTTCATTTCTACACCACTCGCAGAACTGGCGGCATGTTGACCGACAGTAATGCAATTAAAGTGTTATCAATGGCGGCATCTTAATCCGCATTTGTTAAATAAAAATAGATAGGAAGGGTGCAGCAATGCACCCTTTTATTTTATGAAAGCATTAAAAGATTTCCAATATAGCCTTGATGGTAACACGGTGACAACGTTTAAAGAGGGCGAAGAAGTGCCTGAGATTGCCCAGCCTTATGCAAAAAAAAATGGGATTATTCAAGATGACGTGCCACAGCAGAAGAAAGCACAAGCTCAAGCTAATAAAGCTAAGCGAGTTCCAGAAAATAAGGCTAAATAATGTCATTCCCTACAATATACGATCTTAAATCTCACCTTAATCTGACGCAGGACGAGAACGAGTTTGATGGGGATCTGCCGCGCCACCTTGCGGCGGCGAAAGAGAAAGTAAAGGCCTACATCAACCGCACCGTTTATGACAGTCAGGGTGATGTGCCAGCAGAGCCAGAGAGTGATTATATTGTAGTGAACGATAGTATTAGTCGTGCAGTTTTAGAAATTGCAGGCTACTACTTTGACGCAAAGGGCTCGGTAAACACCGATATGTTAGATAACATGCTTGAAGCCTTTGTTGGCCATCTTCGTTTGAGCGCTTTCTAATGATTGCAGCGAGATTCATGCGACACCGCATAACCATCAATGAGTTATCTATAACAGAAAACGACTACGGCGAAAAAATAGAAACAGAAGTTCCGCTTTTTACCATTTCTGCCGAAATAATTGATTCAGAAAAAAGCGTGAGCATTAACGCTGATGGCGATGATGTAGCAGATACTAAATCATTTCGCGTTAGATACAACAAAAACATTACACCCCGCCAGACCCTTACGTACAAGGGCGTTAAGTACGAAATCGCCAGCGCTGAAAACGTAAAAGGACTAAACAAGGAAATCATTATAAATGCAATCAGTTACCTATAAAACTGAGGGCACTAAAAACCTTGAAAAAGCACTCGTTCAACTTGGTAGATCGGCAGGGTTTAAAGCGCTCACTGGTGCTATGAGAGACGCAGCTAAGCCTATCATTGTAGATGCAAGAAATAACGCGCCATCAAAGACAGGAACGCTAAAGAAAAACATCATCAGCCAAGTTTTCAGGGGTAAAGGTTATTCCGATAGCGTTGCGACCCTTCACATAGGGTTCAGAAAGAAAAAGGCTTGGTACGGGCAAATACTTGAAAGAGGAGCCAAGCGTCACCGCATACCCAGCAAGACAGTGGGCCGAGGAAGAAACAAAACAAAAAATAATGCAAAAGTTAGTTGGGAGAAAGGCAAGGTTTACAGCAATGTTAATCACCCTGGAACAAAGCCTTACCCAATGCTGAAGCGTGCATTCGATAGAAAACACGGCGCATCCGTCAAGATTCTGAGAGAGAGACTCAGGCAGCGCATAATTTTAGAGAGCATAAAGAAGTATGGAAAAACAGCTTAAAGCCATCTTATCCAGTGACACCGAGCTCTCATTGATTGTTGGAAATAAAATATCACCTATTCAGCGAGATAGCTTTCCTTCAATCTCATACGAAAAAGCCAGTTATTCAGAAGATACCGATATTCACGGTGTCGCTATGGGCGTTTGTCGCTCTAGGTTTCTCATAACTGCCAGATCTACGTCTTACGAAGAAGCCAAGAAAATGGCAACGCTAATACATAGAACACTCTCTGGTAAAACGGGTTTGTTTGATGGCGTTCAAATATTTCTGACCGAATTCATTGACGAAAACCAGAATCAAATATTAGAGCCAGACATTGTTGAAATCAGTCTGGAATATCAATTTCACCATACCGGCGCGAACAAGTCGCCGAAATAAAGAGGCTTATATATGACTACGTCAATCATTGCTGGCTCAAAGTTTGAGTTTTCAACAGACGATACTACTTTCACTGAAGTAAAAGGTATTCAAACGCTGCCTGATTTCCGTGAAGAGAGCGGGGAACGAGAAGTTACATCGGTGTCTGATACTGTTCGCCAGTATGATAACGAAATGGATTCTCCGACAGAACAAGAACTTACTGCCTTTTACATTAAAAGTGACGCTGAGCAGCTAGCATTCAGAACGCTAGCGAGACAAAAGGGCGCTTGCACTATCAAGGTTACCTACTCGGACGGCGAAACTGTCACGTTTGAAGCAAAACTCAAAAACTACGGCATCATGGGCGGCGATGCGCCAAGCACGAAAATGTGGGCTTGCGTTATCCGCAGAACTACACCGATTGAATTTGACGAGGCTTCATCATAATGGGTTCTCTTTCTCTAGCCATGGAGTTCGCAAAGAACTCTAAAAAAGCAACGGTGGAAACAAAAACTATCGGGAAAGTTGACCTTCTTCCAATGAAGTTAACCAGCAGGCTACATGTTCAGTCAGCCGCAGCCGTTGAAGGCTCCTTTGAACATGTCCTTCTGGTTATCGCTTATTCATGGGCTGAAAAAGGTGTAAGACTGAGCGATTCAATGGACGTTAATGAGTTGGTAAGCATCCTTGATGACCTTGGCATGACTGAGCAGGGCATGGAAGATTTGAATTTGCTTTTCTCAGAGGCCAACAAGCTTTCTAAATCAAGCACCAGCGATGTAGAGGAAGCGGTAAAAAACTAGTCAGCGCCGAGGGTAACATGTTTGCATTTCGCTTGGCGCAAGACCTCAAAATGACCGTTCAGCAGCTATGTGAATCAATGACTAGTGAAGAATTCACATACTGGATGGCCTACTACCACCACAGAAACCTTGAAGTAGAACGACAGGTTAACGAAACCAAGAAGCGATAATTCTGAATGGCAAAAACGATACTAGCCGATCTGGTAACCAGAATGACGGTGGAGAGCGCGCAATTTAAGCGCGAGCTCGAAAAAACCACTGCAAAAACGGTCGCATGGTCAAAGGTTCAACAAAATGCTGCCAATCAAGCGCAATACACAAACAATAAAATGGCTAAGTCGTTCGATAATGCATCGAAATCAGCTAAAAAGCTTGGTGGCGGCGCAATAACACAGGTTGGTTATCAGGTTCAGGATTTCGCGGTACAGGTCGGCGGTGGAACCAACGCCTTAATCGCCTTTGGTCAACAGGGTTCGCAACTTGCTGGAATATTCGGACCTACCGGTGCAGTGGTTGGTGCATTTATCGCGATTGGTTCCGTTTTAGGTTTAACGCTTTTACCTGAAGTATTTAAATCAAAAGACGCGATGAACGAACTTTCGCAATCGATGGAACGTTTGCGAGAAGTTGCGGAAAAGAGCAAGACTGGCGTTTATGGCTTTACTGATACCATTCGTGAACTATCGAAGGTTGGAACCACGGTTGTTGCGGCTGAGTTAGAAGCGTCATTAATCCGAGCAGAAAAAGCAGCTTCGGCGGCTGCATCAAGCATCGTAGAAAAACTTTCAGGTTTAGACGTTGGTTATGGCTTTTCTGATGTTGCGGATTATGTCGAAGCCTTAAACGCAGATCTCGGTTTTGCTGTAAGCCACACGGAAGGATTTAGAGACACCGCAAAAGAATTAGGTGAAGAATTTGGTAGGACGGGAAAAGCGGCGGCGGAAGTAGGCACCGCAATAATTCAGCAGTTGGCAGAACTGCAAAAATCTCCAGATGCGACCAGATTTGAAACGCTTCAAAAGTACCTTTCTGACTTGTCGCTCTCGGGCGATAAGGTGTCAGAATCTGCAAAGTTAATGGTTTCGGATTTGCGTCTATTCTTTGCTGAAGCAAAGAGCTCTGCCGAGATTGCTGAGTTCCTAAGCGAAAAGCTAAAGGAAATAAAAAGTGGCGATGATAGCTCAGTAGCCCCGCCAGACTTAAGTTTGGACAAAAGCGCTGAACTCATAAAGCAGCTGCAACAAGAACTAGACATAACCAAGCTGAAAATAAACGGTAATGAGCTAGAGGCAATCAAACTAGCCAACGCTTTTTCGCTTGGCAAAAACTCCATTTCTGAGTTACCTAATGAAGCGCAGAAACTTCTTGAAACGCTCTATAAGATCAATCAGCAACAGGAAGAAAACCAGAAACAGTCGGCAATAGAGACACGCTCACTTTCACAGGTAGAGTCTATCGAGAAACAATTCGCTGCTGAAAATGACGCTATACTGGCCGCAAATGATGAACGCATTAGCATCATAGAGTCTCTACAACTTGATGAAGAAGCTATCAAGGCAAGGGGATTTTCTAATCTCATTGAGTTGCAAGCGTTTTACATTGCGGAGTCAAATGAGCTATACAACAATCAGCGAGAAGAAGCTCTAGCTCGTGATGAAGCAGAGATCAAGCGTGAGCAAGAAAAGCAGCAACGCATAGAAGAATTTAAGAAACTATCAGAACAACGACAGCGCCAAGGTGCTACACAAAACTTCCTCTCTGATTTGCAGCAAGCAACCGCCAACAGTAAAAAACTGGCAGGCATACATAAAGCTGCAGCAATTTCACAAGCAATCATCAACACTTATCAGGCAGCTAACCAAGCGCTAGCGGCACCTTTTCCTCCACCTATACCGCAGATATTTGCAGCTACAGCCGTAGCAGCGGGTATGGCAAACGTTGCAGCGATTAAGTCAACACCAATAGCAGGGGCTCGCGCGATGGGTGGCGAGGTTGGTGGTGGTAAAACGTACCTCGTTGGTGAGAAGGGGCCAGAACTATTTACGCCTGGCGCGTCAGGACAGATAACCAGCAACGATAACCTTAGAAAGGCAATGGATGCGCAAAGCCAAAGCCCTTCCATTTCTCTTAGCATGAATACCGTGATTAATGGTTCTGACAATGATGTGGTTGCTGCACTAGAACGACAGCCCCGCAGAGCCAAACGCGTATTACAGCAGTTACTTGCGAGACCTATTTAATGTTTCCCATAAACAAATTTTCCAGCGTTAACGTTGAGCTTGTCTCAGATAGCCGCGCGCCCAAAGAAAGGCTCAAGCGTTACAAGAGCGAGGGCCCCAAAACTCCATATTACCGATTCACACTGACTACCCCTCCACTACCTCTGAGGGAGGGCATGGCAGTAGCCGCAGTTTTGGACTCATACCATGGAAACATTAATAACTTCGATCTTTACAACCCGATACCACAACAAAAAGCCCAAACAGGGCTTTATTTGTATCAGGCAGCTAATAAAGGAGTTAGTGAAATTGTTTTGGCAGGTGCGCAGCCCAATGAAGCTGATGCCGTTATTGCTGGCGATTTCATTCAAATAAATGGCAGTAGGAAATCTTACCGTATTTTGGCCGATGCTAATGCTAACTCTTCTGGTCACGTCGAAGTAAAGCTTACCCAAGCTTTAATTCAAAATTACCTTGCCCCCTCAGTTGTTAAGTACGGCGCAAACGTTGTTTTCCAAGTATGTATGGAAGATAGAGATAGCGCAGATATCACCGCCAAAGACAGCAAATTCATATCCCACGATGTAGAGCTAATCGAACAAATATGAAGCAACTAGATTCTATAACCCTGCAACGGTTGAAAGACAACTACCGCGCGGGGCGAACAGCTATTTATCTGGTGAAAATGAAAATCAATGGTGAGTGGGCTTATATCACCGACGCAGATACAGAAGTTGATTTTGCAGGCGCCACTTATTACCCAGGCTACATCGATGATGAAAGTATTGATGATATTGAATCAACATCTGAGCCGAAGACTAACGATATCGGCATTGAGATAGACGCAAACGAAAATAGCTTTGTGCCCCTGTTTCTTAATGAAGGTTGGATGAATGGTCCCGTAACAATTTATGAGCAGCACTATGATGATCTTGGTCTCATCTTCACCAGCAATGTCTTTGAAGGGCTTTTAGATTCTCGCGATTTAGACCCCGAAGAACGAAAAATCCTAGCCAACATAACGTCTGTATGGGCTGATTTCGATAAGGAAGCTGGCACAAGAACGAACACCAAAAGCCAGCAGCGTAACTATCCGACTGACACTGCTTTCGATCATGTTGCAAAGGCTAAAAGAAAAATTTATTGGGGGCGTAAAGCGCCTTCATCTGCTTCATACGGTTATGACACCACAAGACCGCGTTCCAAATTTCCTGATCCGGAGTTGCCATAAATGGGCTTTTTAGACGATGCAGTTTCGTTTCTTGGTGGAGCGATATTCGGCTGGCTTATGCCGGACCCGCCCAAGCAGTTGGCACCTGGTGCTGAACTAACTAGCGCTGAAACTGATGCAAGTATTGCAAAGATATACGGCAAAGTTGAAAAGAAAACGGGTCACATCGTATTTAAAGAAACAAACGATAACGACGATGATGATTACCCAAACGACTTGCTTCATATCATCGTTGTATGGGGTGAAGCAGTTGAGAGTATCGATGAAGTCTATATTGATGACATTCCCAATTCATCGAATGATGATGCATTTTACGCGGGTGACAAACGTGCTGTTTTCGTAAGAAACTTTCCAAATGGCATGGGCAATTATTCAGACCCAATACTTACCCGTGCAGGTTGGCGAGCGTCTGACAAACTCGAAGGTAAAGCATGCTCTTACATCCGTTTAGAGTATCACGATGATGAAACCGCCATCACATCTGAGCCAAACCTTACCGCAGACTTAACTGGCACTACTCACTCAAACCCAGCTACAGCGTTATTGGACTATTTAACCAATAGTATTTACGGCAAAGGTTTACCGTCTTCTTACATCAATAGCGCCTCATTTACTTACGCAAAAGCATTGTGTGATTCAGATGTTGAGGAGCAGATAGGTAGCGGAGTATACAGGGATTTATTCAGCTGCAACGTAGCACTAGACACCAGTGCTACCGTTTTGGAAAACGTGAATACGCTACTTAAGCCTATGCGCGGCTGGCTACCCATTATCAATGGACAGATCACGCTAATCATTGAAGAAGATAACGCGCCAGTTGATCAGCCTATTCTTGAAGAAGACATTCTTCAAATGGGCAAGATTTCCGAAGGGAATAAGAATAATCGCTTTAACCGTGTAAGCGTCACTTACTATGACCCTGAAGCAGATGGCAGTAAGCAAGAGGCGGTTTATCCTGAGCCTGATAGCGAGCTTTTCGAGCAGATGCTAGCTGAAGACAATGGCTTCTTGCGTGAAGAAAGCGTTGACCTAAAAACCTGTCGCAATTATTACGAAGCGCTAGAATTTGCGAAGACTTACTTAGAAGTATCACGCCAGCAAACTCGCACAACCATCACATTACCTAAGTGGGCTACTATCTATGATGTAGGAGACGTTGTTCAGGTTACATACATGAGCGGCCTACCATTTTGGGATGCAAAGCTTTTCAGAATTGAGTCCAAGGAAGAAAATAGAGAAGAAGTAAAGCTTACTATTCGTGAACATCAGCCTTACATCTATGACTTCTTTGGTCTAGGTAACAAGCCAGAACTACCAGACACTACATATACGAATAAAACACCTGATGTTCCCACTGACTTAAACATCGAGCACATATACGATAATTTTGTCCAAGTGAGAGCAAGCTGGGTATCTGAATCTCAGCGTTTTGATTATCGTGTACTGAAAGGTGATGTGATTGTCCAAACTGAGCGTGTTGCTTCTCACTCTGTTGAGCTTTCAGGCTTTGATATGGGCCAGTACCGTTTTCAGGTGCGTGCCCTGGGCGGTTTGGGCAAACGTTCTGGCTGGGCTGAAGTTCCACTTGTAATGCAAGTTCCTTCACCACCGACAGGCATAAACCTCAACATTTCAAACTTCGATATTGAAGTTATTCCGTGGCTAGAAAATGCGGGAAGTTCAGTTTCATTCGACTATACAATTACAGATGAAAATGCGACAGAGCCCGGTGAGTTAATTAGGGGGCCAGCGGCTTCTTATACATTCTCTGGCTTGTCACCTATTACCAACTATAAAATTTGGGTGCGCTCTCACAATCCGCTTGGTGTTTCTGATTGGGTATCGGTTGAGGCTACTACGCACAATGATGCGCAGCCTATCACTGAAATCATTGAGCCTATTCTTGCGCCGATCACAGTCGATATCGAAAGCTTAAAGTTAAGTGTGGAAGATATTGACAATCGCTTTGTTGATTTTGAAGCACAAACGCTGAGCATTGTTCAGCAAGAGCGCATCAGCACTGAAGCGGCGCAGGCGCTCTTACTACAAAGCATCAGTGAAAACGCAGCGTATCAACTTGAGTTGGCGCGCAGAATAGAGCAGGGCGAAGAACTTACCAACGCGGTAGTTTATCGTGACCCGTCTAACGGTCTAATTGTTAATCGCGCTTACAACTATGCTGATGATAAATTCACTGAAGCATCGTTAAAGATTGATGGTGTGTCTGGCGAAGTCGAGCTTGCTTCGAAGCGCATTGAAAATACAGAAGATGCAATTACTAGTTTATCTTCAGAGCTCTCTTTAATACCTGGCATTATCACCGCGAAAGCTACTGCCATTGTCAGCGAGTCAATTTCAGCGTTAGAGCCTGCCTATGCGTTCAACTTTTTCGATAGCGCCCAGGGTTGGCAAGCAGTTAACGGAACGCTAACTGCTGGCCTTAACGAAATTACGGTTACGCACGGCGATATTGAGAACAATACGCTTAACTATCTAGCAAGCGAAAATAAGTTAATTCGTGTTTCGCTACAGCGCCTAGCTGGTTCGGGTTGGTCTGGCACTGTTATTATCGAACGCGATGATAATTCAGTTGAGACTTATGCTAACTACGTAGAAGAAGCTTCGTTGCTGCTAATTGATTTTTCAGCAATGCCTAACTACTCGGGTACAGTAACCCGCGTTCGTTTGGTTCTTGGTGCTGATGCCAGTGATGAGTTCAAGTTAACATCTATTACGATAGGTAAAGCAGATGCCACTACGCAAGACTTAGCGAATGTTACATCAAGGGTTAACGCAGCCGAGCTAGCCATTAATGCTAACGCAGCTGAGATAGCGCAACGTGTATCAACGTCTTATTTCAACGAGAACGCAATAACGGTTAGCAACGTTGAGCAGAGAGTTAATGCGCTCGATACCATCATTGCGCTAGAAGCAAAACGCCAAGAACTTATCGACAACAATGTCATTCAGAAGGCTGTATCTGCGGCCACATTTCTAAACGGTCAAACCGGTACTATTCAAGATATTGTTCAAAGCTTTGAGCAAGACATTGAAGGTGTTGAGTCATCAATTAGCGATGTGCAACAGCAGGTAGATAGCCTGGGCATTACTGAGCAGGTTGCGGGGCTCGCTTCTCAACAAATTCAAACCTACGATGTGCAAGCGGCACTGCTTCATCAGGCAGTTAATGACTTATCCGCTTATATGCAAGAGGCCGAAACCAACCAATCAGTTGCACTAGCGGTCAACCAGCTTCAGATTGATGTTTCTCCTGAAGGTTCGCTCGCTAAAGATATCGGTGAGTTGCAAACGGTAACACTATCAAACGGTAATGCTATAACCGCCACCAATAAGCGCCTATCTCAAGTTGAGACAGATGCCGAGGGTAATGCCATTGCAATAGAGCAATTAAACCTTAGCGTATCTGGGTTGAGCGGTAATTTGACGGGTGCGCTTTCTCGCATTGATTTAGTTGAAATTAAAGCCAATGAAAACGCGGTAACTTTGAGCGCTATAGAGGGGAGAGCAACAAATTTAGAACAAAGTGTGCAAGCTAATTTCACTCTTGCTCAAGAAGCTAAAGCATCCGCGCAAAACGCTGCATTGAACGCCGCGCAAAACGCCTCATCCATTACAAGAATCGAGAATGATGTAAGCATTCTGAACGACGATTTAACAGCCACTAACACAATTGCGCAGCAAGCAAAAGCGACAGCCGAAAACGCCGACGGAAAAGCAAACACTAATGCAAGTGCCATCCAAAGTATTTCAAACGCGGTCAATGATAGTGCTAATGGTTTGAGTGCCACTAACACAATTGCACAGCAAGCCAAAACCACCGCAGAGTCGGCCGACGGAAAGGCAACAACCAACGCCAGCGCAATAACGGGGGTTAAATCAACGGCGGAAAGTGCAAATGACAAAGCGCAGTCCGCGCTTACCCTATTGTCAGAGGTCAATAATGAGCTGAATGAGTACCGCGCTGTTGCACAACTCGCTGTAGATACAAATGGAAACGCCGCGCTCATACAGCTAGGGGCCACACCTGACGTTTCAGAAATAATATTTAAAGCAATGCGTGTCATTTTTCAAAACAGTCAGGGTGTATCTCGTTTGTTTTTCGATACAGAGACGGATGATTATGTGTTTGGCGGCACGCTGCGCTCAAACGCTTCCGAAAACATAGGTGCAAACTACATGGAATTAGCAAATCCAGACGGCTTTGGACCTGATGGTTTGACATATTATTATGGCCCCAAATTTATGTCTGGCAGCAAGCCAGATTATGCTAAAGCAAAAAAATCGAATGCCACAGAGTGGAGAGATACAGAAGGGAATAGTTACTTTGGCGGAAGTTTGAGTGCCGGTGTACTCAGTAATTCAGCGCGTTCTTCAGTCTTGACATTAA